AGATTACTGTGTGCCGACGGGGTATTACTCAAAAGAGAGAGATGCTTTTAACATCGCAAAACCTTTTCCTGTATTTGCTAAGGCAACGGGGAGAGATACAAGCCATATCTATACATACATACAACACATAGCAGGTGAGTGTGCGTTACATTTGCTGGCGTGGTTAAGGGCGAAGATGATGTACCCGACAATAAAAACGCAAGTAGTACCCATCATTGTAAGCCGCGCACAAGGTTCTGGCAAAACAACATTTGCGGAAGTAATCTGTAAGGGATTGTTTGGCAAAGATAATGTCATTGTTTCTGACCAGTACGATGCTTCTGCAAGGTTTAATGCTGATTATGCGGATGCTCTTATTGTATGTCAAGAAGAGAAAGAGGAAACAGATAAGAGAAACCCAGCTGGTACATTAAAGAGTAGGGCTACTGCCACTACTATAAGAAAAGAGCAGAAGGGGATTGACCCTATTTATCAAGAGAGCTATACAGATTTTATCGTAACAACAAATAAAGATGTTCCGATAAAGTTTGATGGCAGGGAAGACCAAAGACGGTTTATGATTATGGAAGCTGATGAGAACTTTACAAGAAAGAAAAGCGCATTGGCAGACGAAGTATTCTCAAAGTTATATGGGTTTGATGCGAACTACCATAAGGTAGGAAAACCTTTTGTAGAAGACAAAGAACTTATAGCACAGTTCAAACACGAACTATTTAACAATGCGGCACTTGATGAAGTATCATTAAGAAACTTTCCGAAGACTGCGGCATATAAGAGATGCTTTAGCTTGCCTAGAACAAACGAAGCAACAGATATTGAAAGCATTATGCGTTCGATTGCACCGTTTATTCGTGCATCACTAGAGCAGAATGTGCTGGTGCAGAATATTAACAACAGCTATTTGAGTGATGTTATTGAGAATGTAAATGCTATTGAAGTGATGCCAGCGTATGCAGACAGAGCTGCGTATGTAGCATTGTGTAGACCATTGGTATTCTTTGAAGTGGGTACACACAAACCTTACGCACACGCAGTAGTAGAAAGGACAATGCTAGATTGTGCTGACTGGTTGAAAGCACAGTACGGGCTGGCAATAGTACCAGATACAGAGCCGCTTGTATGGGGCTTTAGACAGTTGCAAGGTCGTTACAAGAAAGCACCTACTATAAAGTTGTGTAAGATAGAAGATGTACCACAAGTCCAGATACCAAAATTGGACTTAAAGCCTGTGCTGAAAGAACTTCCGAAAGCAACAGAACGGCAAGGTCAACGCCTTAGGGTAAACGAAAACTTTAAGGTAGACGAGATGGGCTGTTTTGAAACTGTAAATGAAATGAAGCCAGGCGTTACATCATTAAAGAACAAGACTGCGAACGTTGCTTATATGGACACATTCTTGTTTGAAAGCGACGAAGCATCTGATGTGATTGTAAAGCAAGAACAAAAGAGAGCTTTGGAATACGCATCGAACTATGGGGAAGATTACACAATCGAAGCCGAGATACTATACAAAGAAAGACTTGAACTTGCTTTGAAAGAAGGACAGCGGCTGTATGACGAAGGTATTGTAGCGCGTATTGTATACAGCGGGGCTAAGAGCTATCACTTCTTGGTGAGAGTAAAAGATGCGCCTAGCAACATTGATGAGTATAAATGGCTACACGCTTACTTGAGTTTGCATTTATCTGATAAGTTATTGTTTGACAGCCAGTGTTCAGACCCTGCAAGACTGACAAGAAGTCCTCTTGAACTTGAACGATACACAAGCAAGTATGGCTTACAGATTATCGGAAAACAGAAACTCGTATGCGAAAACTGGAATAACGTATATGACTTTGAATGGCGGAACTTGTATGCACAATGGTGTGCTAGACCTTTGAGTAAGCTAGAACAATTCAGAGGCAAGCCATTGTACCCGACAAGACCAGAGTTCAAAGAAGCGGCAGAAGCTGTATCAACAGGAACATTCTGGAGCAATGAAAAATATAATGGCGACAGACAAAGATTGTTCTTCCCTGCGTACAGATTGTTACGTTCATTGGGTGTAACACACGACGAGTTATGGCACGATATAATTCCAAATGGACTGAAAGGGTATAACAAACCTAGCGAAATAAACTATTGGCTAACGAGAGAGAACAGTCCTCTTATTATGACAATAGACGAAGATATTAACGACAGAGGAAACAAGGATGAATGATGCTGAATATCTTTTGACAACAAGACTGCTTCCGTATCTTACAGATATGAGAGAGTTCTGGAAAAAGGTTGACACAATCAACACAGTCATAACGGGGGAACATAAGTACAAAGGCGAGATTTCTTATCGGGTAACGAATTCTCCTGGTCGCTCTCCGATAAAGAACGTGCAAGTATTTCCCTTTATTGCAACAGCTGACTTGGGTATTGCGTTATCGGGTTATCAACAGATAATCGCAAGAGTGTGCCGTGAAAACAAATTCAGAATAGAAGAGTTTGTCATTGTTGTTAAAAGCGGCATACCGACGATGTGTCAACGCGGACAATGGATTTCATTTGTGCCTATCGATGTATTGGAAAAAGCCCAAGACGTAGGCTCTTGGGTCTTTCTAACTAAAGAAGAGATGCGAAACCTTTGTATAACAGATGGCGTATACGCATCTATAAAACAAAAAGTTATCAGGTTTTTCTAGGGATATTCCCGTGAATATACAGCCTTAAAAACAAGAAGGGTGTATAATACAGATGTTAGATGTGATGTGGACATCTAGCACTCTTAGTTACGTGATAGTGTAGTAAGCTCGGTAGACTGTGGCAGGTTCGACTCCTGCCCTTACTAATAGGTCTTAGACCGAACATATCTTATATGGGGGTGTCAATTATGGACACACAGGATTTCTTAGCAGAATACGCAGGACAGGGCTTTGAAGCTATGACTGCGAAAGAAATGACATCGGCTTATCTGTCATTGGTACAAGACGGTTCCGATGTAGTGGAGCAGGGTATTGAAGCTGGGCAGTGGCGTTGCAGTTCTACAGGTGATGTGTACGGAAAGGAAGTCAAGGTTGTAGTTCTTGACTTTACTACTGTATGGTGTGAGAAAGATGCAGTAACGGGTAAGACGGTTGCACGTTATGCACCTAATTCAATCAAGGTTGATACGAGAATTCCTCCGAAGAACGCAGCTAATCAGTTTCCTAAAATGTTCAATCCCGATACGGGTAATGAGATTGTTGAACTCTTTATGTATGCGCTGACTTTGGTTGACCATCCAGAAGTTGGAACGTTGTTGTACAATCCGCCAGTGGGTAATATGAAAGTGCTGAAAGGCTGGAATAAGATGATGCACTCTCAAATTATGCCGAACGGAAAACGTTTCCCGATTTTCGGATATATATGGACACTTTGCTGTGATGCCGTCAAGACAAAGCAAGGTAAGAAGGTATGGCAGTTGGTGTCTGTTAAGAAGGAAACTCCGATTACACAGGAGTTGTTTGCAGGTTCATTGAAACCGCAGCTGGAAGCCGTGAAGAAAGTGAATATGATTGCTCTTTCTGCTCCAGAAGAAGAAGAAGAAAGTGAGCCATCAAACACGGAGATGTCGCCAGAAGATGCAGCAGCTCTTGCAGCGATGGATATTGAGTAACAACATTTAGACGGGGATTTCCCCGTCTTCAAAGGAGATTTTTTTATGGGTTCATTCAAAGACGATAAGGGCAAATTGGATTACAGCTTAGTACCAGAAGAATGGGAACGCGGCATTGCACTCGTGATGGCTCACGGTGCTAACAAGTATGGTGCTAATACTTGGCAGAAGGTTGATAACGCAAAGCGCAGATATTATTCTGCATTGCGTAGACACCTTGCAGAGTGGTGGCATTTCATTATGACAGACGGAAAGGCTGGCAGTCTTTGTGATAAGGAGTCAAACATTCCGCACTTGTTTCACGTCGCAGTCAATGCTTTGATGTTGGAATATTTCACAAAGAAAGATGTGCTGGAAGGCGGAGTGGTCAGAGAGTGTCCTAGACACAATCCGCCGAAACAAGATGTTCCTGAAGAGGTAACGGTAAATCTCGATGAGTTGAGAGAAAAGGTTTGCGAAGAGTACGACAGACTTATGAGCAAGGTCAGCAAGCACAAGGACAATCGTAAGGTCGTGAAAATCAAAGTCGCAGATGAGGAAACTGCCGAAAAGATTGCAAGTGTTCTTGAGGAGATGTTCAATGGCTGATATAAATGTTATGACGTTCACAGGTCGTCTTACGTCTGATGCTGTATACAAAGTAACGTCAAACGGAAAGGGCTTGCTTACAATGAACGTTGCAGTGAATACAGGGTTTGGGCAGTACGCAAAGACGACATTCTTGAAGGTTCAACAGTGGGGAGAGCGCGGTGCAAAGGTTTGTGAGTTCTGCAAGAAAGGACAGCTTATTGGTGGTTCTGGTGAGTTGTCTACAAACAGCTGGACTACAAGCAATGGCGATGCACGAACTGACCTTGTGGTTGATGTGCTTTCTTTCCAGCTTCTAGGAAGCAAGAAAGAAAATGAACAAACGCCGCCGAAGGTAGAACAGAAAGAAGCTGTGGCAGATTATACAGACGCTGACCTTGACGTTCCGTTCTAAAAGATAGAGTAAGTTTCCCCTTGAGAAAAAGGGGAAACTCGGCTTCTTTTTTTTGAGGTGATAAAATGAAAGATGTAGAAAGAAATGATAAAGGTTTTATCAGAAGAAATTGTATTACACAATTTGATACTAAGTATGTTTCTTTGGGTGATGTATGTGTACCAGGTTATGATTGGAGTTATCTCTTTGACAAAGACAAGGATACATTCAAAAATTTTTATCAAGTAGCCGCAATAGATACGACAAGGAAAGACTGCTATGGGCTTGTGCGTATCGGCAGAGATGTACAAAAGGAAAAAATCATTTGGGTAGAAAGTTTGTACAGATTTGGAACATTTGAGGAAATGCTTATCAAAGGTGCGAAAACTGAAATACAAGGGATTTTTGAATGGCAGGATTTGCAGAAAAAATTGTATCTGTCAAAGTGGGAACAGATGCTAATAGATTGATTGTTGATGTGTATAATGAAAAAGCACATCGGCAATATGAACCTAGCACACCTAAATGGAGTGTGCTAGAAAGGGTAATGGCGGACGAAAGTTTTGACAAGGTTGTTGCAGGAATAGACGGCATCGGAACTTTGTTTGCTGATTACGGAGTTGAAGTAAAAGGCAACATCATAGATGTTAAAGTGATGGCGCAGTATCTAAATATAGATACGTTTTTTAAAAGCACGGTTGATTGCTATAACTTTTACAAGCAGCACATTGCTGAAATGGAAAAGTTCAAAGATGCTTTTGAACAAGACGTGCTGTTAAACACTATAATGTTACAAGTGCGTAAGACGGGTGTTCGTATAGATACATCTGCCTTAGCAAAACTTACAGCACAAGTAGAAGAGAAATACTATGATGTGATAACGAGATTGCTAGACTTTGATATTACACCAGATGTAATCAAAAGCCCTAAGCAATTAGGTATAGCACTAAATGTGCTAGGCATACATTCAGAAGTAAGAACTATGACGGGGGCGGAGAGTTGGGATGCAAATGCTCTTTTAAGGCTGACGAGATACCCAGTCATAAGAATGATAGGAGAGTTTAAGAACTATGATGGTCTACTAACAAAGTTCTTGAGGGGTGCTATAAAGAACGGTATTAAACAGGACGGCAGAATACATTGTGTGTTTAATCCCGTAGGTGCTGTTACAGGTAGATTTTCTTGTGATAGTCCTAATCTACAGAACATACCTGCAAGGGATAAAAGTTTCGGGCAGTCATTCGGGAAGGAAGTGCGGTCGCTTTTTATTCCAGAAGAGGATTGCTACTTTGGGGCGGCAGACTATTCACAGATAGAGTATTTGCTATTATGCAATTATGCTCTAGGAAATCAAGCAAAGTGGCTGGTAGAACAAGCCAGAAGCGGCGTTGACTTTCACGAAGTTGCAATGCAGCTTACGGGAATAACATCAAGAGAAATGGTAAAGCCATTTAACTATGGTGCTATTTATGGTATGGGCTGGCGGACGGCTTTGAAAAATAACTACGCTTTGTTTTCAAAGAAAGCAGAAGAGTTGAACATATCTGCCGAACAGTATACAGTGCAGTTGTATAATCTTTATCACGAGAAGTTTCCTGTGATAAAGACGACGATGGCTGGAATAGAATTCGTTGCAGGAAAAAATGGATATTTAAAGACGATAGGTGGACGTTACGTTTATCTTCCGAAAGAAGAATTCAATCCTGCTTCTGGAAAGAAAGAACGCCCGATGTATAAGATGTTGAACTATCTGTTACAGGGCAGTGCCGCCGACATATTGAAGAAAGCAATATGTGAGGCATACAAGAAGGGTTGCTTTAATGAACTCGTGTTGCATCTTACAGTACACGATGAGTTAGACTTTTCGATACCGAAAACAAAAGAAGGGGTAGAAGCTACAAAAGAATTGACAAGAACGATGGAAAGTGTTTACAAAGATGTATTGAAAGTTCCTATGAAAGTCGAATGTGATGTTGGCTGCAACTGGGGATATTGGAAAGACGATGTATGGGAAGCCATACTTGCTTTTGGAATTAACAAGGAGATACAGTAATGAGTAAGAGTTACGATGTTACAAAAGAACACAAACAACAAGGGTGTTCTAATTTTATCGAAGAGCGTGTGCGTTGGTACAAACAGATGATGGCCGCGGAAAACAAACAGCAAAAGGGAAAGGAAGTAGACACTAATGACGAAGGGCATTATGGTTTATACAGTGGAGAGTATGCTTCTAATCTAAGAAGAGAAATGCTACAATGATAAAGTTCGGGGAAGTATGTAGCTTTGTAGAAGCTGTAACGATTATGAGAAATAAGCAAAGAGAGCTTACCTTACATAAGAGCTACAATAACATAGTAGATGTAAAGTTTTGGGAAGCAAAGGTTGACGAAAAACTCAAAACTTTACAAAAGAATATCGAGGGGGTGAAGAGAGAAAAGAAAAAGAACTCACAGCCTAGCTTTGAGATGGGGTAGAAAATGAAACACGTTGAGGGGATTATTGACAAGACACACAAGACCGCCATAAAGAATGAGCGATTGATACAAGACATCGCTCATCGACGATGTGGAAAGATGTGTCCGCATTGGAAAGCAGAAGATAATATGTGTGAGTTTTCAGCCGCGCATACACGGATAAAACTTATCGAGTGCATAAGGTTTTTGAAAGCGCATCCTTACTTGAAGACTATTCTGAAATGTCCTAACTGCAAAACGTTTTGCGGAATACGATTGCTAGAAGAGGTGCGCAAAGACAATGTAAAGATAATGTGTCCAAAGTGCGGACGGGAAGCAAGTAGTATATCTTTTATTGCTACTGACGATTAAAAAAAAGCA